TTACGTTTGAGGTTATTGAAGACGGGTAAACCGTTACGCTGTTTCCTTCTAAAACATACGCAGGGTATAATACAGAAGGAGCTGTCAAATTAGAAGCTAAAAGGTTTAATATCTTATCGTGAGATGTCTTATCTATTTCTTTTGATCCGTATCTAACCGTATTTAAATAGTAAAAGTCATTCGGTAAATTAAATACCGGTGACGAATAAGTTAGATTAGCTGTTGAAGATAAGCCATCAATAACTTCTTCTATATTCTTTACAATATCTGCATATCCACTTCCAGATTGTCTAGCATTCTGCTTTAGTATCCATGTGTTGTATTGGTAGAAGTAGTCTTCGAATATATCCAACTGCGCCTGTTTAGCGTACAAGTTAAAATCATCAGGCGTAATATAGCCGAAATTATTCTTGTTAGCAACAGATAATACAGTGTTTCTTACTGAGTTTATCATTTTTAAAAACTTTTTACAAAGATAATAAAAAAAAGCGCCCTGTAAAAGAGCGCCTTTAAACATAAAAGAAAAGTAATTTACTCGATTTTATTCTCAAGTAATCTCAACACTTCAATACCCTCATCTGTCTGTAGGTAAGAAGCTAATATGTAAATATGATTTTCCCCGAAAGGTACTGTCAATAATTTTTTCTTGTTTTGAGGCAAGTTAAAGTAGATGTCTCTATTCTTATTCTTTAACTTCAACAAGTCATACTCGAAGAATTTAGCGCAAGTATTACGTAACTGTAGCATTGGATCGTTCAACATTTCTAAGAATGATGTAGGATAGTTTCTAGCATATACGAATACGTCTCTCTTTAATTCAGCAGTAGACATTTTTTCAATTTTAGATCCTAATAGAACTCTAGCTACAGCCTCTAATGAGTCAATATCTAAATCTCTAGCAGCAATCTGAGCATCTAGCTCGCTTGTTAATTTATCAATATCAGAAGAAGCGTCTTTTTCTGTATTAACCTCTTCGAACACGCTTCCATTGCCTGGGTGTAGTTCTAAGAATTTTTGTAGTACCGGATTGGTTTTAGGAACCTTTAAGGCACCATCCACAAATACGATAGGTTCTAAAATAGCATTACCATCCTGTTCGTCTTCGAAAGGACTTTTCTGGTTTACTGCATATCTTAAAGGTCTGTTTGATTGTCCGTCGAAGTATAACAATGGTGCTCTATGAGTATTTCTAGATGACAACATGTAGGATAACGGAGATTGTTTTTTCTTTAGTATGTAGATCTTGTCTACAGGGATAACTTGATTTTTCATTTGATAAGATTTAAATTTTAAAAAATAGAGAGGGACAATTAAGCCCCTCTCTTATTATAACTATCTTCTAGTTCTCGAACAAGAAGAAGTTGTTAGCACCTAAAGTACATAAAGCTCTTTCTGACAAGAAGTGAACTTCCATAGCATCTAAGCTAGAAGTTTGTGCTCCACCAGCAGAACCAGTAATCCAAGTTTTGTAACGTCTGTCTTCAGTCTCAGAAGCTCTATAACGAACGTGTAAGAATGGACGTTTAGCGTTTTTACCAAGAACTTGATCGTAAACAGTAGTAGATCCAGCAGGAACTAATACACCGTTAATAGCTCCACCAACTACTCCACCTCTAAGTGTAGCGTCGTTCAAGTATTTCCAGTCAGTTTTGTAGAAATCGTAACCTCTACGGAAACCTGTAAATCCTAAGTTCAATGCCATTTCTTTATCGTTGTCGAACAAACCGTAAGAAGTACCACCAGCACCGTAAGAGTTTTGAGCAGCCAACATATCGTCGATATCGAAAGAGAACTGACGGTTCAAGAACAATACGTTTTCTTCGATAGCACCTTGCTTGTCTAAACGTTGGATGATAGCGTCGAAATCAGCTAAAGCAGTTGGGTTACCACCAGCCCATACGTTACCTCTTTGTCCTACAGCGTAGAATAAACCTTCTGAACCTTTGTTACCAAAAGCAGTGTTAGCAATAGCTCCTGAGTTAGCCTCAGCAGGTACAGCTTCGATCATAGACATCTCTAAGTAATCTTCGAAACGTAAACGAGTTTCGTGCTCAGATTTAATGTACCATAAGTATCCAGTAGCTCCATTTTCAGTAGTTACTTCAACCCATCCGATTTGAGCCATGTCAGAACCAGAAACAGCGTACTTCTCTTTGATGATGATTGGGCTGTTTTCGAAGATATCGTCTTGAGCCTCTAAAGATTCAGTTTGACCTTCAGTTCCTTTTTTGAATTCAGAACCATAAACAAATGCAGTAACTACAGCAGTAGCAGCAAAAGTTTGTCCAGCAGCCTCGTAGTAAGCAACATCAAAAGTACCAGCAGCGTAATCTACTGAAGTAATGATAGCTTTGTTAGAGTTAGCAGCAGAAGCGTTATCTGATAAGAAAACAGTTTGCCCTGGTTTGAAAGCGATTGATCCTGTTAAAGAATCGTTTACTGTAATTGTAGCAGTATCTCCACCAACAGCAGCATCAGACTCACAGTCGATGTATTTAGTGTGAAGACGACCTTGCTCTGCCCATTTGATAAGGTCTGAGTTAGACGGCATTTCAGCTCCTACTGCTCTTAAGAAAGATGCAACAGAACGATTTCCGTAACGCTCGAATTCTTTTTCATAAGTATCAGGAAGATACTGATTCAAGAAGTCAAAATTTGTGATGTAGTTAGTGCTTAAAGTTTGTCTTGTAGCACTAGGTTGTAATGCAAACCCTGGGGTTGCTTGTACTGATCCAGCCATTTTGTTTTAGTTTTGTTTGTTATTTTTTATTACTTTTTATTCTTAGTCCTCTTCCGCTATCGCTATCAGAAGCTACTACTTTAAACCCAGACTGAGCAATTGATTGCGGAGCGCTTCTCATCTCCATATCAATATTCTTAATTTTCTTAGTGTTATCTAATAACGCCTCTGCTCTACCTTGTTCGTAAAAGAACTTGGCCATCTTTTCTGGATTCATTGCCGCGGCTAATGAACGATGGTAACCAACATGATCTGAAATTAACCCGTCAGAATCTAAATACTTAGATATGAAATTAACCACATCTGACTGAGCTCTCTTTGTCTCTGTAACATCTCCCGGTAAAAACTTAATTGTCTTATCTCCTACATTGAAATCAAAACCTTTGAATTCATCAGAAAAAAGTTCTTCAGTTTTCTTTTGAAAGTATTGAGACTTTCTTAGACTCTCCTCCTGTTGACTACTGGATTCTTGAACATATTTCTTGTAAGCCTCATAAGCTTCTTTTTCGTCTTCAGAAACTAGACCACCTTTTGACTCAAGAGGCGTCTTGTATGTTTCCTTGTACTCATCAAAAAACTTTTTAGCTTTAGCAAGCTCTTTTTTCTTAGCTATTTCCTTTTTCTTGATGTCCTTAGGGTCATCAAACTCCTCGTCGTATGAAAACTTATCCTCGATCATATATTGAATATCATCTCTGTCTAAGTCCTCTTCTGTTTGAGAATAGTACTCAACTAATAAATCATCAGGACTCATGTCGTCAAAGTTCCTGTTTAATTTAACAAAATCTTCTATTCCTCTACCTGTTTCTTTTTTGTATTTAAAATACGCAGCTACATCTTCTGGTAAATCCTCTTTCTTCTCTTCTCTCTCCGCGATAAGATCATTAATAGAGTTTACTTCCTTTCCGTATCTGTTTTTAATATATGAAAGAACGTCGTTATCTTCTAGCTCTGCCCTTGTCGGCTCAGCTGGTAATTCTACTTCTACTTCAGGTTCTTGTTGAACTTCTACTTGAGATGGTTCTGCAATACTCTCTTCATGCTTAGCCAATAACTCTTGTTCAACTTCCTGTACTGATTTTTGTTCGGCGACACCTAGGTCCCTTACAGTGAAAGTGTTTTCCATTTGATTTAATTTTTTGCAAAGTTACTTAATTATAATTTTATACTATCTAGGCATAAATCATGCTTGTTTTATTAGGTCTATGCCCTGTTAAATAATTATTAAGGGTAGACCTAATCATGTTGTGAGCTTTAGCTGCATCAGCTATGCATCCATAGTATATTCCGGTTTGTGTGTTTAAAATTATTTTAGCTTTATAGTTTTTTTCTCCAGAAATGCTTTTACTTCTCTTTAATAAACACTCCTTAGATAATTTTCTTCCAGTTAAAGCTTTTGATATTTTATCTCTTCTTTCTTTAGAAAACACAGTTCCTTTATTACTTTCTGATATTTTAAGTCTTGTCTGTATTGATACAGGTCTACCTATCAATCCTTTCTTTATTTTTTGTATAGCCTCTTCAGTATGCTTAAATCCTTTTACTGAATTAGAAATTCTGG